CTTACTAGTGCTGGACTATTTGCAGCAGCATCCCAAGTTCCTTTATACTTTAATACTCCTGTTACAGCTGAATTAATAGCTGTTTGTATCTGAGCACCTGTAGCTAAATTAGCAGAAGAGGAATTTACTGTACCTGTAATTGCATTTACTATAGGATCTGTTCCTGAAGTTACTGATATTCTATTTGCAGTACCTCTTACTCTTGTAACTCCAGCACTACTTGAAGTACCTGCTCCAATAAGGCTTCTTACTTCAGCAGCAGATATACCTGAGTTTAATGTAGGTGTTGCTCCATTAGATAGAATTGCTGGTGTGCCTGTATCAGATACTTTTTTAGAGTTGTTTGTAATAGCAGTTGCTTGAGCACCTGTTATTGTTGTAGTGTTACCTGCTTTTGCAGTTGATGAGGTTGTACCTATTGTAAGACTAGATGTACCAGCTCCTATAAGTCCCCTCATTTCACTAGCTGATATTCCAGAATTTAGTGAAGGAGTAGATCCATTTGATAAGACTGCAGGTGTACCTGTATCACTTACTTTACCATTATTAGTAAGAATGTTTGATGCTTGAGTAGAAGTTATAGTTGTAGTATCACCTCTCTTTGCTGTTGTTGATGTGGTTCCTAATACTAAATTAGATGATCCTGTTCCTGCCCCAATAAGACTTCTCATTTCTGCAGCACTTATTCCAGTGTTTAATGCTGGTGTGCTACCATTAGATGTTACTGCTGGTACTCCAGAATCAGTTACTTTCTTATTGTTATTTGCAATATCTGTTGCCTGTCCAGAAGTAATAGTTGTTGTATTACCTGCCATTGCTGTAGATGCAGTTGTACCAATCACTAAACTGGAAGTACCAGCACCAATTAAAGATCTTACTTCTGCTCCAGTTACACCTGAAGCTAAAGTTGGTGGCCACCACCTCTATATATACCTGGCTCAGCATAAATTGTAGTACTATTAAAGGCATTGCCTCCAAATGTATATGTTTGATTTGTGGTACCACTAACACTAAATGTAAGTGTATTACCTGATTTACTTATACCATTCAAATAGTAATTAGATGCAGATGTTAAATATCTACCGTCCAGATCAACTGTAAGGGCTGTAAGGCCGCTACGTGATAAAGTTAAAATACCATTAGTTGTATTAAATGCTACAGCACTAACATAGTTATTAGTATCTGTATTAACATCTGCCCAAGATGTAGTTAGTGTACCACCATCTTGCTGTGTAGCTGTTAATGTTTTTGTTGTTGTTCCTGTTACAGCAAGTGTTTTTATTGTATTGTCATAAGCAGTATTCCACTCTGTTGAGTTACCTCCAGCTCCATAAAAATTACCTGTTGTTGTAAGGTTTTTATTATAGTCTACGGTAAAAGGAAATACAGTATTATCAAGTCCTGAAAAGTTAGATGTAATCATTACATTTAACAATGGTACTGTTTGATAACCACCACTTGTAGGCATTGCCCCAAAATCTAATGTGATCCTAGTAAGACTATCACCTGTGTGTAATGAAGTAACAACATGCCCCATTAAACCCCAATTGGTAATACCGTTAGCAGACGTAAATGCTGCATTGGCTCCAGGGTTTGTAGACCAAGAACTAGTAGCAGTATCCCACTCTTCTATTTCAACATTAAGACCGGGCCATGCTGCTCCAGTCCAAGAAGTTTCAACCCATAATATAGCAGTAGTTGGCCATCCAGTGTTTGATTGAACTTCAAATCTAAATTTTTTAGTTGTATTTGTAATGGAACCCCCAGAACTTGTAGATTTTTGGCCATCTAATATATTATTAAACATGGTAGTTTGAGTCCATGAAACCCAAGATGAACCATTCCAATACTCTGTATTGCTATAGGATTGATATCTAATTATATCAGACTTAGCTCCTTGTACTAACCATCTTAAGTTTTTAGAACCACCATATGAATCATAATAATAATCACCTGTAGCTACTTGATGATAAGCTTGATATGCATTTTTAAGTGTAGTGGTGCCTGTAAATATCTTGTCACCTGCTACAGTTTGGTTAGATGTTAGATCAACATATTTTCCATCTAAATCTACAGTAAGGGCACTAAGCCCTGATCTGTTTAATGTTAATATTCCATTAGATGTATTAAAACTTACGGAACTAACATAATTATTTGTATTTGTATCTGTAGCATTAATTGTAATAGTATCACCACTTCTAACTGTGCTGACATTACTACCACCTGCTATAGTAATAGAATCATTATTACTATTAGCAGTTGCTGTTCCACCGGAATCAGCTACTACATTTTTATAAATTGCTTGAGAAGAACCTCTATCAGAATTTGATAAAGTAATTGTTCCAGAAGAAGTAATTGTACCTGTTCCAGATAAACCATTTGATCCAGTTACTGTAATAGATGTAACAGAACCACTTCCTGTTCCAGCTCCAATATCAGATCTTAGTTGAGCCCCAGTACGGTATTTTAACATACCCCCATCACTTACTACAAAGTGGTTTGTGTCTACAGTAGCATTAGCCATTGTATCCATTTGTACATTTCCTTCAACGTGTAGATTACTAATTATTTTTGCCATGTCCTTTTATAAAATGTAAATATACTACTTTTTAAAAAAAGAGGGATTCTTAAATGTTTAAATTCAAGAATCCCTCTAGATTTAATTTAATTAATCAATAGCCTGCATAACAACTCTTATAGTATTAGCAGCTATAATCTTAGCAGCTGTAAATGTTACTTCTCCATTAGTAATGTTTAAGTTAACATCCATAAATATTTGATCACCTGATTTTACAGCGTAAGTTTGAATAATAAATGGTCCATTACCTAAGCTATGATCACTATTTTGTACAACAAAAGATGATCCAGCTGAAGTAGCTGGCCAAATGCCTGTGTATGATTGTTTAGACTGAGCACTTGCTAATGTTGCTGGAGTTACATATCTAAATGTATCTGTTCCTGCATCTACTTCAGCTTGTGTTGCTATCTCTGTAACACCAACTGATCCTGTTGCAGCATTAGGTAGTGTTCTTTTACTCATTGATTGAATAACACCATCAGTAACATTAATCTGATCAACCACATCTACACCACTAGTATCAAGATCTACGTCAGTACCAATAATCTTATTGAATGTACTTGCTAGTTGAGCATCACTAATTCCACCTGCTTTAACAGTAATGAATCCAGTTGCTGTACCAGCAAAAGTTGCACTACTAAATCCAGCAACACCTTTTTCAGTTGCTCCATCTGTAGCACCTACACCCGCAATGTTTTGATCTTGTATTACTATAGCATAATCTGAAGCTGGAGGATTAGAACCTGCTCCAATTGCTTGATTAGCATAAATTGTATCACCAACCTCTACGTCTACCGTGCTTCCATTAAATGCTATAGTACCATCTTTAGTAACAACAAAGAAATCACCCGTTGTAAGAGCAATATTACTTGCTCCTGCTATTGCTGGTGAGTTTGCAGATGCGTCATATCCACCTTGGAATACACCAACTCCGGCTACAAGTGCTTGTACTTGTCCTAAGTTAACTCCATCCTTTGATGCTGTACCATTTGCTAGAGATGTAAGTTTGAAGTTTCCAAAACTTAAATTAGCAGAAGGTGCATCAAATACAGATAATGAAACCTTACCAAGTGGTTGTTTAGCTGTTACACCTGTACCAGTTGAAACATCTTGTATTAATATCAAGTCATCATTATCTGGAACTTGTCCCATTAATGGAGCATCTTGTATAAGACCAGCTGTTCCATAATCAACTTCAACTGTACCTGTAGCTGTTATTGTTCCACCCTTAAGACCTGCACCTGTAGCAACACTTGTTACTGTACCTTGTGTATAAGATCCTAGAGTTAAATCACCTAAGATTACTTGTGTGTTATTACCGGCACCTGCAATATTAATATCTCCTGATGTAGTAATAGGTGTATTTGTAATTGTAAGAGCACTACCTGTTTCAGTAATACCTATACTTGTTACTGTTCCACCTGCATTAGCATCTGTTGCCCATGATGGAATACCTGATGCTACTTTTAATACTTGTCCTGTTGAACCTATCCCTAATTTACTTAGAGCACCTGTTCCTGATGCATATAGAATATCTCCTTTCGTGTAACTTGATTGACCAGTACCACCGTTTCCAGCAGCTAATGTACCAGCTAGTGTTATTGTTCCTGATGAAGTAACTGGTCCACCTGAAGTAGTTAATCCAGTTGTTCCACCACTTACATCAATACTTGTTACAGTACCACCACCAATTGCTGCAGTAATTTGAGATATATTTACAAATTTAGCATTGCTATCAGTAGCATCACTTATAATTATTTTATCTGTTGAAGCTACACTTACTGCTGTACCATCAGCAGCTGCTAATATAACGTTGTCTGCTCCTGCATAATCTACTGCTAGTGATCCTGATGCAGTAATTGCACCACCTGTTAAACCTGCTCCAGATCCTACAGAAGTAACTGTACCATCTTTACCAAATCCTGGCATAGTAGCAAGAGTAGTCTTGTAAATAGTATTATCTGCTTTAGCTGAGAACCATAAGTAATCGTCAGCTTTAATAGGTGTTGCGGCTGCTTCTAAGATAGCATTGGCTGCACCACTATACGTAATGTTTACGGTTGGTGTTACAGTTGATGTACCTGTGACAGTAATTCCTGTACCTGCACTTACATCTGTAACTGTTCCAAGTGCTGAATCAGTTCCTGTAACTGTAAGTGTATTACCACTTCTAGTTACTCCTACTGTACCTGCACCTGTAATAATTACATCATCATTAGTTCCATCTGAACCTGCAAGTCTTACACCCGCTGTTCCATTTGCTGCACCAACACCTGATAGAGAATAGGTAGTATCCGTATCTACTGCAGAAGATAAATCATTCCAAGCAGTTCCGTTATAATACCTTAATTTTGTAGAACTAGTGTTGTAATAGATTCTACCAGCGGATCCCGTTGGGTCAGCTGCAAGGTTGTCTATACGGACCTCCTTAATTTGATTTGAGTTTAACTCAATGTTGCCATCAATGTCTAAACCCACTAAATACTTAATTGCCATTGTTTTTTTATTTTAGTTGTTATTATTTATTTAATTTAAAAATGCACATCCATCAAAAGGACTATTAAAAGAAACAGTAACTTGATTTGTTGAAACATAATCTATTGCTCCTACTACTACTTCATTATTATCATCTACTACAGTAACAGAAGGATATTTTCCTAAGTCATGTGTTATAGTCCATAGTTTAGAATTACTTGTAAAGCATTCTGTAAATGTTCCTGTTGCACCAATAATAGATGCTAGATCTAAAACAGTACATACATTAGTTGGTGTTGATGGGCATGAGATACTTGATCCTGAATTTATTTTTGCTAAAGGTTCTACAAATACTCCTGCTACTTCTGTGGAAACCACAACCTTTTTACTTGATGCATTTAACCAATCACACAGCTCTTTCTGTAATAATGCATTTTGAAAATCAGTATAACAACATGATTCAATACCAAACTTGTGTGACTTAAAATCTGCATATGCTTGATTTGCAAAATTTTGTTCTACGTCAATTTGCTTTATTAAACCTATTTGAGCTTTATGCTCAGCATTTGATATTGTTCTTGCTTTTCCCATATTATGATGTGAGATCTTTTATTTTTTGTTTAGCAAGTTCTAAATTCAAATCATTACTTGCTGTTTGTTGTTTTACTGGTTTACATGTTTTACATACTGCAGCTCCTGTTTCATCATATGCTTTTTGACAACCGCATGTAAAAGTTCTACTACATATTTTACATTTACTCATAATAATTTGGTTTATTATTTATATTATCTACAATTTCCTGTTGGACAAGTTATTTTATCTAGTCTTGCTTTTGCAAAATTATATATCTGCATTCCTTGTGCAGAAGATTGACAAAATTCTACATTTGCAACTGCTGCATCAATCATTGTTTTTATGTAATGCATCTCTGCAAGTAGATCTTGTTTTTCAGAATCTGGTAAACAAGGTTCTATATCTAAACTACATAGTACTTCATAGTATTGTGTAAGTATCCTTGTAGTTCTTAAATGGTTATACTCTACAAATACTTTCTCATTTGGAGATACACTATATCTTATAATATATATCCCATCTGGAATTTTTTGCTGAGTTGTTCCGCAATCAACAGTTTGTAATGCTAATGCACATGCTGTAAGGCACATGTCAAAACCTTTAGTAACTTTAAGGAGTACTGGAACTGAATAGCCTGGTAGAGTAATTAAAAGCTCTTCACAATCCACTGCCAGATCTTTTGAATACTGACTTGTATCTTTAATGCATAACAAATCACAGTTAGATACTGTAGGTATTTCTAAGCTTAATATATGTCTATCTGCCATTTTACTTTTTTTTATTAAATACTATATAAATAATATACAAAAAAAACTAGACATTATAAAATAAAAAGAGCAGGAGATTTCTCCCCTGCTCAATTATTTTGGTTAGTAGTTACTTACTACCACACTGCATTTGCTTCAATTGCAATTTTATTGCCATTGTCACCTGCCCATGCTTGAAGACCTTCAAAGAGATCATCTACCTGCCCAATAGCAGCTGTATCTGAACATTTAACAAATACTTTATATACGTATTGGTCATTGTCAAATACACCAGTTGGGTTGTTAAACCTTGGTACAGTATGTTGAATGTAGTATGCTTTATAAGTTGCACTTCTATCAACAGCAGCTAAAAGCTCATCAGATAATTCAATCTCTCTGATTCTAGCACTATCAGCATTTCCTTGGTTATAAGGAGATTGACGGTATCTTTCAGATAAGATTAAGTCTCTTATTACTTCTTCACCTTGAGTTTGTTGCATTGACCCTGGAGTCATTGTAGCAACACCACAATCATTACATGGATTACCAGTTTCATCTAGTAAAGATACAATGATTTCAACAGGCTCAGCATTGAAGTGATCTCTTGTGTCAAAAGAACAGTTTCCAAATACTGTGTCAACGTAAGCTCCTACAAATGATACCTTAGCAGATACTTTAGAAGCACCGTTTGGATCAGTTGAAGCAACATAGTTTCCATTTGCTGCAGTTCCCATTGCTTGATCAATAGTATAAACTGCTTGACTTGTGATTCCTGCAGTTACTACAGATACAACAACACCACCAGCAGATACACTATCTACTAATACAGTTGCATCATCGTTTCCACCAGCTACAGTTAAAACATCACCAGAAACATATCCTGACCCTGCTGCTGCAACTGAATAAGATCCAATAGCATCAGAAGCTGCAAGTGTTAAAATGTTTACTGCAAATCCAGAACCAGTTGCACTACCAGAAGTAGCTGAAGCAGCACCTTGTGCAGCTGTTACAACATAACCAGTACCACCAGCAGATAAAGTTGAAGTTGCAACTGCCATTAAATCAGCTTCAGCAACAAAAGGTTTGATCAAAGGATTTGACAAAACCATTTGAGCCATTGTAGCAGAAATAAGAGCTGGGTCAATATATTCTTGACCATCTATGCAACATACATTAGCTGAATCACCAATTGAGTATGCATTGTGATTTAAGAATCTAAGTGCAGGTGAACCCTTCACATCAATTCTCATAAATTGTGTTTTACCACATGGAGCACAATCAGAAGCTAAAGATAAAGAAGCTGTTGATTGACTTGCAGTAAGACAATTTGTTTTCCATAATCTAGTAAGATATCTTGGGTTAATCCCTTTAGATTTTACTGATTCTTTGTAACCTCCATGTCCTGGATTGTTACCAATTGTGTCTTTAGTGTAGAAAGAACCTTGAACAACGTACCCTAGGTCTCCAGTTCCAATTGCAGGAATTCCAGCACCACCTGGTAGTGCTACTGATTCCCAATCAGATCCGTCAACTAAAGCAAGTTGTCCTGCAGTCAAAGCACTAGTGGCTACACCACCTGCTAAATCTACTGAAGACACAACAAACGTTTTGTTAAACGCATTATTAAAATATGCCATAATTATTAATTTGTGAGAGGACCATTACCCCCTCTGGTTATATATAAAGATTTTAACAGTTTACTCTGGTTGTAACATCTGTGTTACTATAATAATATAATCATTTTTTTTTAAAAACTATATATTAATTATTTCTTTCTGCAGCTTGTGCACCTCTTTGGGCTTGATACATATTTTCTATATCTCCTCCAATCAAGGCAGCTGTATCATCTAGTATTACTTCTACTAAATCATCTTTAAATTCACATTCAACATTAAATAAACTAACATTACCTGTATACGGATCAACACAACCTTGTACTTGAATTAAAGTTGGTTGTCTATAATACGTTAATACTGGGTCTACAATATCAAAATTCTTTCTGTATATTCTTACTCTGTTATCTAGCATAGTACAAAATGTTTCACCCCATTCAAAGTCAGGATTCTTTAAAGGATCCCTCATTATCAATTCTACATTAGCTTCTTCAGCCAAGTAAACTGTCATTGATCTTGGTGTACAACAATCATCTTTTGCTCTAGTAGTAACTTTCTTAAATTCCATATATGTTTCAATGGGAAAATTATCAGTTTCAAAATAGTCAGGAAAAACATTACCTGTAAGTGATAATTCTATAAGAAGAGGTTGTAAATCATCTATTCTTCTTTTAGATAATTCATCACCCTCTTTATACATATTACCTCCGTGTAAGTTTCTTCTACACCACTCAACCTGAGCTTTATTAAAAGCTTCTACAAACTGCCAACATTCTATGTTATCATAATCTTGACTATCAAGTTTATTCAAACGTTGCTTAAGTTTTATAAGTAGAGTATTATTTTCCATTATTTAGTATTTATGAATTCCAGTACGGTTCAATTTTTTCCATTAAAGAAATTAATGTTTCTTCATTCTTTGGATCCATTAGAAAATCTAAACATTCTGATGGAGATTTACCCAATCTAATTCCACTATCTAGTGGCTCAATCCATCCTCCTGCTTTTGTTGCAAGAAATCTGTAAAATAAAGCATCTTTAATTAATGCTCTTAGTTTAATCTCTTCAGCAGATAGTGTTGACACATCTAGGAAGTTTTGAGCTGCTCTTTTCTTGTTTGATTCAGAACCGTGACCTTCAATATAATCATTCATATTTTCATATAGAATGTCATTAGGTGTTGACTTAACGTACTGAGTACTGTTTACATCACATATTTTAGATACATACATTAACTTGGTAGTGTTACCATCAAACATCTTTTGTAATTCAACCAGAGCTTTATTTTTAACTTTAGTTAATTCAGTTCTTGTTGTTAATGACTCTTCTAAAGTATCAAGGTAAAACTTAACTCCTCTTGGGTTTTGTTTAGCCTCTTTCAATGATCCTGCAACAATAGAAAAACCACCTGCTTTAACAGCATACAGTTTAATTCTATCATATGGGTCAACTTCTGGATCTAAGAATACTGGTTCATTACCACATCTTAAACTAATCTTATCCCAAAACTTATCATTGTTAGGACTCATAATAGTCAAGTTATTCCAAAAATCTTTATCTTTTGGATCAACTACATTAGCAGCTAATTCAGCTTCTAGCGTTGCAACAACAGATCTAATTTCTTCAATCTTTGCTTTCTTTTCTTTTGGAGCTAACATTTTAACTTCCGGTGCAAATTCATTAAGTCCTGTTACATACCTTTTTACGCCATTCATTTCTAAACATGCTAAAGATTCCTCATGGAAAACTCCATCATGCAATGATAGGCCATATTTTTCTAATCCCATATTTTCTCTGTTGGGATTAAAAAAGGGACGTATTGCAACAGATTGGTTTTTAGTCTGTTGATACTTTTCTACAATAGTGTAATCACTCATTTTACTTTGGTTTTAAATTAATAATTATTATTCACAGTCAAAAGTACATTATTATGTACATTTTATTACTAATTTCTAAAGCAAGGTTTTACCCTTGCTAAAGTTTTTTGACTTTTACCCAACAACTATTTTTAAAGCTCCTGTGGTATGATATATATCACCTTTAGCTAATCCAGCTGCTTTTGCTGCTGTATCATCTGCGTGATCTCTTGCTAAAATATCTTTACCAACTGCCTTTGAAGCAAGTATTTTGGAAACACTTGAATTTGAAAACTCATATGTTTTATTTTGTCTTTGAATATCTAGTGCCATTTTATAATATTTTAAAGGTTAAAATAAAAAGGGAGGAGGTTTAACCCCTCCCCTTTAATTATTTAGTTCTAGAATGATCCGCCTGTAACAGGGTTTCTCATTACAATTTTAAGAACTTTGGTTGGATCCTTAACCCAAATAGCTGGCATAGTCTGAGTCATATATACTCTATATCCATTGAAGTTTCCAGAAGATGCAAACCCTTGAGTTCTTCCCATGTAGTCCATAGTACCATTTTGGTAGAACCACTTAAGTTGATTATCCCAAGAAAGTTTCAACAAGTGAATGTTGTCATTTCCTTCATCAGTTACATCAAAGATAATAAAGCTATAAGAACTTAGAGGTCTTCCATCAATTAATGGATTCTCAATATCATTTGTGTTTAAGTTATCAAATGCTGGATTCAGTACAAACTTAACGTTAGCTAAGAAAGGAATAGTAAAGCTTGTGTAAGCAAAACCATAATCTAAATCCATACCAGAACCTTTAACGGCTCCAATATCAGTTGCATTTTGAACTAGACCTGAACCATACACTTCATCAGCAATTGCTTTGTTGATTAACTGCATACCTCCAATACCTGTTTGTACAACAAGTGATCTTTGTGGGTCTGGCCCTTTGAATTCAACTTTACCTTGATAGAAGTTATAAAGTTCAGACTTAAACATATCAAGAGTAAATGATGACTTGTTATATACTCTCTTGAAAGAGTTATCTAACTGTGACCATAAACCTACAGATAATCTAATATCATCTGGTCCATCTTGTTTAATTCTACCACCTTTACCCCACATTAGGTAAGTTTCAATATCCGTTGCAATTTTAGATAAGTGAGCTGCTTCCATATTTGTAATGAAAGTTCTTGTTAGAGTTCCATTTTCAAATGCTTCTCTAGCGCCTGCTTTACCCATATTTGCTACAAGTCCTTCAATACTAGGTACTGATGGATTGTTTGGATCTGTGTTGAAGTTTCTCCAGATTTCAGTAACAGGTACAGTACCATCAGCGTTTAATCCGCCTTTGATCATTAAATCTGCTCTTGAAGATACTGAATAGTGTACGTGTGCTTCTGCTCCTCCTACAAAGTTGTAGAATTCACGGAAACCAGAACCAGTTTCAATATCAGAGAATCTTTCTCCGTACTCACCTCTTGCAGAACCTTTTCTGAAGAACTTTGTACCTTTAGCTAAATACTTGTTATCCAAGATAGCTGCATTGTTGTTGTTAACTAATTGAACAGTGTAAACAAAACCGTCACCTGCTGGGATAATATCATCAGCTGTGATGTAAAGTTCAAGTCCATTATACTTATCATAAGTAATAATGTCACCATGTCCAAAAGTTCTTTTGTTAATTTTGATCTTGAATAGTGTTCCGTCAATACCTTTGCTTGCATTGGCTGGTTCAATATCCGCTACTACGTAGGGAAGATCTTGTGCAATAGGAGTTTGCCACTTGTACTCACCTCTAGCGTTGTCTACTAATATTGTATTCTTTCCACCGAATGAAGCCATTTGATACAAAGGCATTTCTACCTTTTGGGTCATAGCCCATAGATCAATTGGTCCCATATCCATAGGCTCAGAGTTACCAAGCATTTGGGTTAGGTGATAAGAATCAACATGAGAACTTGCTTTGTAGCTTGTATCACGTAGGAAAATCCCATTATTTAATACTGGAGTTGCCATAAATTTGATTGTTTTTGATTAATAATTGTTTTTGTTTATATTTAATTTACTTAATTAAATTCTTTTAAATATGTTGTTAGCTCTTGGAATCTTTCTTTTAGCTGTTCTTTGCGTAGCTGGTTCACTATCCTTTACACCTAATGATGCGGACCCACCTGCATTTGCTTGTTCAGTTTTAAGTTTCCTCACTGTTTTTTCTACAGATGCCTGAGCACCTTTGTCCATAATTTTTGCTTTGTATCCTGTAGGATCTTGCAATAACCATAGTGCTTCAGATATTAATCCGTAGTTTGGTTCAACAAATTGATATTTTTCTAATAGATGTCCTAATAGGTTAGTGTTTTTACCACTAACAGAAGGATAAGAAGGTTGAACTAAACCATTATATATCATGGCTTGTGTCTTCTTGTCCAACTTAATTTCTCCTATTGCTCCACCTTTTAATGTTTCATATACATTTTTCATGTATTGTTGAGATGCTTGCTCTTGTTGCTTTTTCTTGAGTTGTTGTTCTTGCAATTTTCTTGCAACAACTTTCTCTTGCATCTTATCTAGTTTTGGTTTAAACTTACCAGCTTGACTTTCAAGCTTTCCTAAGTCTTTCCAAATTTCTATTTCTTCAGCAATCTCTTCTGAATTACCATATCCTGTTGCAGATAAGTATTCAGTTATAATTCTTTCTTGATCTTTTTCTTTTTTGATATCCAACCCTCTGTTTTCTTCAACAGATGCTAGAGTAGCAAATAAGCCTTTCATATCTTGACCACCATCAGCAACATAGCGTGCAGCTATTTGTAATTCTTCTGGTAAACTTTCAAAGAATTGTTTTGGAGTTTCTCTTCTTACTTGATTAGCTTTTTCATCTAAGTTTGCTTGGATAAGTTCTTCCCAATCTTTAGCTGTATAATCATCTAACTCCTTGTCATCATCAAAAGGAACAATCTTATCATCTTTAATAAGTTTGCTAAACACATCACTTATACCAGAAATTTTCTTCCTGCCTCTTTTTTCTTCTTTTTCTTCTTCTTCAGTTGATTGGTCAATTGAATCTATTACATCATCAATATCAATTTTTTCTACTTCTTTCTCTTTACCTTCTTCATCAACAGTTTCAATAGTAGTATCTTCTGCTTCTACCTTAGAGTTTAGATCATCTGTATCATTAACATCAGGATCAGCAAATGACATATCAGCTTTTTCTCCTCTTGAGAAGATACTTTGTGCAGGTTTTTCATCTTGAGTGATTACTTCTGCTGCACCCGGAGCTGCTGCAAAAATTTCATCTAAGTTTACGTCTACTTGTTCTACTTTACTATTCACAGTTCTTTTTTCTGTAGTTGTTTCTGTACTCATAATATTTGTTGGTTTTAATATTAAACTTCTATACATATATAATATAAGAATAAACTTTTAGAATAAACTTATAATATTTTAAATCTTTTAAAAGTTTTCTAAAATTTTTTGCAGTATATAGCTAACACTTACTTTTTATCCTTATTTTCTTTTGAAGACTTGACATCATATTTATTTTTATTCTCTCTTGCAATGTCTAATTTAGTTTGTGCAATACTCTTTTGTGCAGCTATTTTTTCACGTTCAACATTTAGTCTACTCTGTTCCATGCTTTGTTTTGCAACGTTTTCTTCTCTTTTAAGGTTTGCTTGATCTTGATATCTATCAGATTCTCTTATATCTTTCATAGCATCTTGATAATCAGACTGTTTATTCTCATTCAAGTCAACCATAGATCCATATCCAGCTGATCTTATCTCTGCTAGTAGTACATCATTCTGTCTATCTTTTTCCTTCTCAGTCATTTCAACTTGAAGTTTCATTTGCTCTTCTTGTTGTTTAGCTTGGATTTGCTCTTGCTGCATTTGTTGTTGCTGTTGCATATCTTGTTGTCTCTGCTGTTCAACACGTTCTTGTGAATCTTTTAGTATATCTGTTACTTCAGCTATAGAATCTGCTTTAACAATATTACCTAATTCATATATGCTTGCTCCTGTAGTATTATTTGAAAGAGCCATTTGTTTTAGATTTTCTAATATAGCTCTGTGGTTTGTTTTAGTTGTTGCAAAAATATTAAAATCTCTAAGTAGTAAATCAGTTCCATTAATAGAGAAATTTACCTTTTCTGCCTCAGAAGAAATATAACTCAATCTAACACTAGGGTTACTACTTTGATAGTATTGAGCAAGGTCAGTTCTCATTTGATGAACTCTAGGCATTAATTGATCTGAATGCTGTACAAAATACATCTCTGTTTGAGCGTAAGATTGTTGCATAGCCTGAACTACCCCTGTAGCAGTTTGAGCTGATACAGCGCCTCCTAGACGTTGTGGGTTGATTCCAATTGCATCAAAGCACTGTTGTTTAAAATAATTTGCTAATTGTATTCTAGACATCAATCTACTAGTCTGCTCCATATTAAGAGTTTGATAGTGATTAAAGTTGGTAGCATTCTCAGTATTTGTAATTGATGTATCAAGAGGTAGCATTTGAAAGTCTTTCATTGCAACCCATGCTTTAGCATAATTATTTTTCCCCCAGTCTTCTCCCATTGAGTGACGTGGTAAAGCATTTTGATCAAACATAATTACTGTTCCTAATTCATCTATTAGAATGTCAGCAATTTGGTTGTTAACCATATTGTATCCAACTTGATATGCTTTCATCAAATCTACTAAAGACGTAGACTTAGTATTTCTATCAGAAAATACTCTTCCTTCTACTGGAAGTTTGCATCCATAGAGTGTATTATTGCCTTTAAACTGGAAAGGTAGTCTTCCAGGCTTAGTTCTATTTATACCAACATAGATTGGATTAATATTATCACCCATAGTGGATCTCCACATTGCTGGTAAATTTGGACCAATCTTAACACCACCCCATACTTCATTAATCCATATCCAGTCAATATGCTCTCCTTGAAGTAATGTTTCTTTTGTTTTATTTTTAAATATTGAAGTATCAAATACTGGCTTCTCAGTTATTCTAAATGTTTCATCAACTATTTCTTGAGTTACTGAACCATCAATTTCTATCTTAGTCAAATGACCAATTCTTCTTTGTGTCTTCCAATATATAGTAGAAACTCTCATCAAGTTTCCTTCATCTAAAGGAGTCATATCTTCTGAGTTATCTAATATCTCACTAATGATATCCCCTCCTGTTGCTGGATCATTCCAGTAGTTACTTGTATATTGTCTGTATGCTAAACCAGGAGAATTTGTATTCCACTCATGTGACTTAGTTGCATCATAATATGAACCATCATTTTGATATCCATTTACTTGATATTGTGCAGATCTTGCTGGATATATTTTTTGAAGAGATTTAAGTTGTCTCTCATCCATAAGATAACCAAACTTATCTATAACATCTGATACTGTCATCAAATCTATCTTACCTACATAGTTAGAATCAGATATATATCTTTGATCTGGAGATTTCTGGTAAAATGTTAATACAGGATTCCATAGTTCTACATCATAATCATCTTCTAACATTCTAAAATGCCAGAACTCTCTATCAGAAATAAGCATATCTCTAAAGCCTCTTTCTTCTAGCTCTTGCATTTTGAATCTTTCCTCATCCACATTAAGCTGGTGAGTTGCCCATTCTTCAACCATACTTCTATAAGACTTACTAAAGTAATCTTCAATTTCTGGTAAAGACTTTAAGCCTTCTGGTGATAGTTTTTGTTGTGCTTCTTCAGATGCTGGGTCCATACCCATCTCTAACATTTTCATTACTAAATTTGACTCTGCATCAGCTAACAAAGTTTCCTCAATTTGTAATCTTTTTTGTTCAAGCATCTCATTGTAAGATGTGTCATCTACTGCTCTAAATTGAACTTTAGAATATCTCTTAGCAAATTCACCTGTCAACACATTTATTACATTGGGTACAATTGGATAAAATTTTAGTTCAAGAGCTGATTCATTCTCTTGGGTAAGAACGTCCATCATTTCTTTATAATCATTGTCTGGTTCAACAATGTAATCTGTTTTATCTATTATACCTACAGCAAGTTTATAGTTTTTTAATAGTCTTCTTGAATTAATTTTAAGAAATTCTATACCTTGTAATTCTAACCAATCTAGATTCCAAGCCGCCCAATCATCTGTTTTTTTCCTGTATGGTAAAAACTGTGTGGGTTGTGTTAAACTAGAATAGGAAGCTCCCTCTTCTGCTTTAGCACCGTTCTTTAATTGCATTGCATTTAATACTCTCATCTAAATTTTTTTAGGCTATTTAATATTTTTAAACCCTGTGCGTCCTGTTCTTCCACCCATACTAGACTTTTTACGGCCTATATTTTTAAACGCACTGGTATACTTTAATTTACTTATTTTTTCTGAATTTACCAAAGATTGACTGTCTGATTCACGTCTTTTGGTATAACCCCTATTAGATTGTTGTATTTTAGCAAATGCAATCAGTGCACCAAATGTAACTAATCTATCAACATTCAATCCAGGGTAATAGGCCAACATCTCCTTTATCAACATAGGATCCGGTATTCTTTCAACACCTAATGTTTGTGACATTACATTGCCTTCATCATCTAATTCTTCATCTATTGCTTCTCTGATAAATTCTATAGCATAAGATATTAAATGACTTTTAAATAGTGTTCCAGTATTTTTCCATCCATACTCTTGATAAACTGTTCTGTTAGAACCCAGATCTTTCAGGAATAATATTTGTTGTTTTGGAACAAGGTATCTTTGTTTTTTTCTAGCAATCATATGCTGTATAAATAATGAAATATTATTTTCAACAATAGTCCATGCATTATACCATTCTATAATAAGCTCAAGTTTCTCATGTGTTTTATTTATGTCATCAAATCTTCCACACCATGCTGCTACAATTTTATCTTTTTCTATAAATTGTTCTACTTCTCCTGATGCTATTGTCCTTGTAACTTCTGTTGCATTTTTGTATACATAAATACTACATAATGAATCTGAAGTTGTTGTCTTTCCTTCTGAGACTGGATCAATAGATGCGTAATATGCACCAAACGCAGGCCTCTTAGCTGCAGGTCTTTCCCATACAACTATAGATCCAGTTTTATCTGTTTGTTTTTTGTTTACTGGGAATTCAGATATAGGTAATTTTCTTGTTCTTTTAGCAACAATACCGTCTTGTTCTTTTTCTAATTCAATTAATTCATATGGGTATTCTTTTTCTTCTATCTTTTTTAATTGCTTTGCTAGTATACCTTGTGGAAATACTGATGCTTTTCTATATGCAAATGCTTCAGCAATATTTTTAGGCTTCTGTGATATTCTTAATTGGAATTGTTCTGCACCTAATTCATTTTTCCAACGTGATCTTTCTAGATCTATTGCAACTATAGCTTCTTCTATTTCAGAGTTACCATATGCATCTATGTAGGGAGGCATTGACCATTGCTCTGGTATAAATAGTCCAGCCATTGCTGTTGTTCCATCTGCATCCATAAGGTTAGTTTCTACAGCATATATATCATTTGCTACAGGATTTAGTATCATGTCTTTTAAAGGATTACATTGTTCTAAATCTCCTACTGAACCTGCTGCTATAAACATTCCTGTTGTAACCATTCCTGAAGACATTGCAGGACGCAAGTACTCATATGTCTGCATCATTTTAGGGGCAATACCAGCTTCTTCATGAAAGAAATATGAACAAGGTCCACCTACCCCAGTAGTAGCATTCTTTTCAAATGAAGCTCCTTGTATTTTAGACTTAAGACCTCTAGATGTTTTTCTATTACCTACCTTAACTTCTATTTGTTGTTGCCAGAGTAAAACCTTTTCAGGGTTACTAGGTCTATACCAAGCTGTGTGTTCATTTAAAAAAGTTTTGTACTCATCTAGAAATTTCCATGAGCCTTTGTCATTGATGTAATCTTTTAAGGATGCACCAATTTTTAACGTAGCTCCTTCTTCAAACCAGTATGTATTAATAAGCTTACCCATATGAAAATATGAAGAAGCTATCTGTCTTTTTTTAAGTATTGCGGAATGTTGATTATTTAGTTCTGCTAATAATTCATATAATGCCATATGATATTGAGCATCACGTACTTTAGCAAAACCATATTTTTTTTCTTCTTTATCAAATATAGGTAGAAAGTTTAACCACATATAATAATCCCTAGTCAAAAACCAAGACCTACCATTGTTATTGTAGATTACACCCTGCCTGCATTTGTTTTTTTGGTCATCCCAATAAGCCATAAAATCTTTAGACCTAAAAGGTGCACTACAATACAAGCCTTCTTCATTAAATCTTTTTGCTTCTGTATTAAACAAATATGCTGTTTCATCAAATTCATATTTTCCAGGCTCTTTAAATATATCATAAATATATTCTTGGAATTCTTGGTCATCCTTAAACTCAGTTGTTGTCCAAGCACCTAGCTCATATGTTGGTATGATTCTACTCATCATATCTTATAATTGCATAAACATCTCCTAATTGCAATAATAAGTGTTCTTCACCATTATGTTTCATTGGTGTTGGCATAGCATGATCTGCATATTGTACTGTATCACCAATTTCTATTGATGTTACTTCATCTCCTCTACCCACAACAATACCCTGAAATGTTTGTTTAGAAAATTGTTCAGGTAAATACAACCCAGATTTGGTTTTAGTTTCTGGTTTAATTTCCTTTATTAATAATTTCATGCCTACTGGTACTACTATCTGATTTTTCATTTGTTTGGTTTTTATAATTATAATTGATCATATGCCAATCCCGCACCACCACGTACTGAACTTTCTTGTTCTTGTTTCATATCTAAAAATGCACCCTTATATGATTGTCTAATGTTCTCAAATTTAGCTGCAGCATTTATCATAGAGTTCATGTTACCATCTCTACCATGCTCTATAGGGGTTACCTCCATATACTTAGCAAGCCTATCTAACATAGCTTTAATTCCTACATAAGCCCTATACGTAGGTGTTTCATACATTTTTTTACACATATCTAATGCATATCTTATTTTTCCATCTTCAGGAGATTCTTCTAATCCAATTTCTTCTATAATAATATCTTCTTTCTCATGTTCTGGTAGATTAAAAAAAGGATTTAGATCTGGATCAGGACAACTTAAATAAAATATATATTGATATACCTGCATATAATTATCAGGATATTCATCCATAATTTTTTTTAGGAAAGGTAATGTATAACAATGCTCAGTTAATACAACTTTACTATTCTGTATATCAAATAATTTTACTATCATTTTTAATTTTGTTTAAGTTCCTTTTTAAATTTTTCATAATTGATCTTAAGTGTAATAGGTTTTGACTGACCAAATATTAATATATCTGTGTACTCATCCTTAAACTTATCTGTTGCCTCATGAAAATATTGTTTACACCAAATCACTTGGTCTAAGTCTAACATAATACTTGTATTCTCAAATCTAAAGTCTGTTGGTACTTTAGAATGTTTAGATTGTATAGCAATAGCTACTGTATATTCTTTATATTTTTTCATTGATTTTCTTTTAACCACATCATCATAGATGTTACCTCATCTTTTAAATATGGTAGTTCATAAATTTTAATATCTTCTAAAACCGGCTCTCCATTTACATGTTCATTGATTGGATAACCAAATTTATCTTCCCCTACTTTTTTAAACTTTACATGTTGAATAGTAAGTTTACCTATTTTAAGTTTGGGGTTATGCTTCTTAATAATATACGCATAAATACTGAGCTGTAGGTTATAGTGATTAAGATTACAATCATCTAAATGATTAACAGGTATAAACATTTTATTAGTAATGCCTTCCCAATTTGTAAAGCCTTTATCCTTTATTTCTTTATTAGTCTTATAATCATGAATGTTAATATACCCATTTACAACTTCAACTAAATCTGCTTGTCCACATACACCCAATGATTTAAGATATACTAAATGTTCTGGGTATACCCCTTCATCTATTTTTTGAATAGGAGCTATTTTAATTCCTTCACTATCAACAATGGGATTGACAATAGGAACTTCAACACCATGTCTTCCAATAGTATCAATCTCCATCATATCAGACTCTCTTTGGTCATGATAAAAGTTACCTAGTTTAATTGCTCTTGCTGTTTCATTATCCCAAGCTGATATTATTTCTTTGGGTGTCATACCAAACCATTTGGATCTTTTATTTTTTGAAGATTTTTTAGCTTGCCCATCCCTATCAAATTTAGGTTTAAACTTAGCAACCAATGAAGTTACACTTGTCCATTTTATTTTTTCATCATCTGTACTTTCATACACATGACCTTCTTCTATAAATCTTAGTCCCATGGTTTTGTTTTTATGTTCTTGTTGTTGTATAATTATAAGGGTTAATGATTTCTAACTCATCATCACAATCTGGCGTTGATTCACTTAATAGTGTTATTGCTTCTTCAGCAGTGATCTCACCAATAATTAGTAATTCCCCTACTATTTCTTCTTTAGTCAACTTTTCCATTTTCAATTTTTTTGGTTATTAATTCTTCTTGTTCTTCTGTTGTATAAGCTTCCCAGTATCCTTTTGGACACTCTGAGGATAATGACCTAACCTTAAACGTTAGACTACAACCACAGTCACTACAGCATGGCTGCGTGCCTTGAGCCAAGCAATCATCACCTTTTGCATCAAACAAAGAGCATCCTATACATATTTGAAACCTGTGAGTTGCAACAGCTTCAATGTGTTCTTTTTTAAAGATGTTGTTGACTATCCCGTCAGCTATTTTGTCTGCATTCTTAAAGGCATCTAGATATTTTTTCCACTTACTCATTTTTTCTAAATTCTTTTTTAGTTATTATATCTTTATGTATTTGCTTTAAGGCTGCTTCCATTTGTTTAATGTTTAATTTAACATCTTCACTTTTAGCATAACCATTATAAGTTCTCTTTGCTATATTACCTAATAAACTTTTATTCTTTAATATAGCTGTTTCTAACTTATTTTTTCTTAATTCAAATGTACCTAAACCTTCAATATATAATCTTGGAAAAGATAAATCTGATAGCTTCCTTCTAACCTTTGCATAATAGAAAGATATAAAATCATCTACTACTTGTTGGTGGACACCCACTTCATCTGCTATTTCTTTTTTAAACTCTTTATGAGACTTGGGGAACATTGCCTAGGATTTTATAGTCAAGCAAAACTAACCCATCTACTTGAACGTTCATATCCTTATTTAAAAAGATTGTCTTTTTATTGTTCCCTTTTTTAATTAGCAAACCCTTTTTTTCTGCTTTAGTAATTGCATTTCTTGCAGATTGTGGGCTTTTAAATATTCCTTGAGAAACAAGGTTTATACAAAACTTGGTTAATTCTACATTATTATTTTTTGCTAATTCACATAAAAACTTTAAATCAGAATTAGACAATAGTGTATCATTAAAGAAACAATACGTAAGTATCTGATACTTTATTGACACATCAATGTCTACTTTCAATTTTAAATCTACTTTATTTACTATTGCCATTATAAACTTATTATCATATCAACCATATCTGGGTGTGGATATATATCTGACTTACCTTTTCTAACATTTCCGTGAGTCAATAAACCTTTTACTTTCCCTGCCCATGCATCAACTTGAAAATCAAATGCTTTATTTGGGCCATACTTTTTGATATATTGTTTTAATCCTAATCTAATATCTATCTCATCTCTTTCACCAATCCACCTTATCCACTTTTCAGTTTCTTTGATTTGATCTTCTGTATATGCATGCCAAAACAATCTGTTTTTAAATGCTTCAGATAAACCAATAACTTGTTCTCTTTGAACAGTGGAATTTACATATGTCTTATATACACCATCTTCTGGTGTTAGATAACCCATATTACATATCTCTATTCCTACTGAGTGACGGTTCATCCATCCTGATCCTGTTTTACCTAAGTGCCATCCTTGTGCACCTGTAGGAAATGCTTGAACCATAATACCATCATATTCATCATCCCCATTTCTATGGTTTATCCCACCTAATACAAATTCAGTGGCTATACGTCCTCTGTCATCTCTACCCCAGTGATCAATGCATTTATAAGGATTGTTATTCCCTGCAGTATGATGAAGAAACATATAATCATTTGAAACTGGTCCATTTACATATTCACCTTTAGGTAAGTAGTGTTTATGAACTACTTGATTATATGGTGTTGTGAAATATTGGTTTGTTACATCAGTGTCTTCATCAATTGCTACAGTAATATTAGTAGGTAATTGTAAAAGAAGTGCCCATGTATCTGAACCAACAATTCCGTCTGCAGCAAGATTATGCATAAGTTGAAATCTTATTACATGCTTTTCTGTTTGTTTTCCAAATACTCCATCAGGAGTAATCATAAGATTCTGCTGTAATGTCTGAACTTCAGGTCCTTTATCACCCTTTTTTAAGACTCTCATGTTATTCTGCGTTTGTTGCTGCTTTCTCCATTGCTTCTTTAAATGCAATTTCATCTTCAGATGCCCCTTCTCCGTCAGACTTCTGTTGTGCTGCAGTTTGTGCCATAAACAATTGAGCTTGTAATCTTTCAGCTCTTGACTTATCTATGTCAGAAAGTAATGCCTCATATTCAGCTTGCACTGTTAGGTGAGGAATGTTGTCTTTGTAAAATTGTGTAATTTCTTCTCTCCTAGCATTAAGTTCTTCTTTAGAAAGCTGAGGATCTTTGTCCTGTAAATCAGGATTTAAATTTTTAACGTCTGCCATTTTATTTGGTTTTAAAATTAAACTTATAGCAAATGTACATAAATAGTTTACATTTCAAAAGTTTACAGACGTTTATTTTTTATGTAGGCGGATATATTGGATTATTTTCTAGAAGAGTTATCATATTAACGAGATCCAATTTAATATACGTTTTAAAGTTGATAGCATAGTTTTCTACTGGCCAATTGTCATCATCAATAGTACTACTGTCTGGTGTAATAAAAGGTGAACTGTTCCCCACTGTTTTGTAGAATGTATATACTTGTGGATCACAACAAGCATCTTGTACTTGTTTTATAAATCCTAAATCTGTTAAATCTTTTTCTGTCATAACTCATTTCTTTTTGCAGTGGCTTTTATGAAACCATCCACCACATTTACATTTTATGTAATATACTGTAGACGCAATTACAGGGGTAGAAGCAATAGCAGTAAATATATTTGGATGCCAATGCTCTCCACAAATACCTAATGTATGTCTAATTATTTCTACCATTTATTTTTTTGATTTGGCTCCTGAGCATTTCCAACGCTTACGAGATAAATTATTAGGAGTATTAGGATCATTTCTTTTTTTCTTTGAAACTCTTTTCTTTATACCTAAACTTCTAGCACAATAGCTATCTCCTTTAGATGTACCTGGTTTAACTCTAGGTCCTCCTCCTTTAGCTTTTCCTGCCTGTCCGTAACTAACTTTTTTACCACTAGCTGTTACTTTTACCTTTGCTTTTCCTTTTCTTGGTGTTGCCATTGATTATTTTTTTACGCATTTATTTACCATTTTAGCTTTACCGCTTTTTGTTTTTTTTCCACTTGGGGATTTCTTTTTTCCTACTGCCTTATATCCTTTCCAGCAAGACATTTTCTTTTTAGTTGCCATAAATTATTCTTTTATCATCTCAGGAAATATATTATCTATTACTTTTTGAATCTTTGCACACCTTTCATACGCTTCTATCTCAATATAATAACTTATCATATTAGTTAATTCTTCATGTTTTGGACCGCTTGTAGGATCATAAGCCATAATTGCCTCATGCCCGTCATGAAATCTTTTGTGCATCAAGTCCTCAAATGTGATTTGATCAGTTAGAACTAGATAAGAATTATCATAGGCAGTTTCTAATAGTACAGCGTCAAGCTGCATTTGTTCTATCTCACTCAATCCACTGCTTGTCTCACCCTCATTGCTGTCATCCCATTGTCCCATATCTTAATTGTTTTAGTTACACTGCGTCTATACAAACAATATACTAAATTTCCCAGACCCATAAAAATTTTTTACTCATAACATACCCCCCGCCTGAGTAAAATATATTCCATACCCCCCTCCCGGTCCTGGCAAAATTATATATTTGGCGTGCTTGAGATGCCATAATAAAACTGCTCCCCACCTTTAGTTTGTGGTTGGGGTACCCCCCGTAATTATCCACATTAATTAATTATTTTTAAATTATTTTTATTATGGTTTACTTTAGAAAAATGAACATCAATGAGTCAACTGGCTCAGCAACTATCATTGTGAGCTCAGCTCCAATGTCAAACAACAAGACATCCATTGCTGGACTACCTGTTGCAACTCGTACTCAAGGTAACTTATCTTTTGGTGTGTTGAGTCTCATTGACCCTGACACTAACCAAGTGATGAAGGCTAGTCATCCAACAATCACAGCGTTGGGGCAGAAGCTCAACCTTGGTGATGAGATGAAAGGCTTCAAGTTAAGTGAGCAAAAGGTTGTGAACTTACAGACTGGTGAGGAGAACCAGAACTTGTTTTGGGTTGAACAAATCTAAATCAAGAACAGAGGAGGGTGTAACAGCTCTCCTCTTTTTTAAACACTTCTCCCAACCTTTATTTTGTTACTTTAATAATTATGCTTGCATGGAATGGATTAGACGTAGTTCAGACTTGGTGTTTAGTTAACAAGCCACAAAACACGCATTATCCTACAAGGTAGGATGTGCAGACCGTTAAGGTTGGTGCAAGCATATATTAAGAAGAGAGTGTGTAACAACACTCTTTGTACCACTATCTTCAGAGTATACAATCCAAATATAATTCTCTCACATGCTATAGAGTATACCTTCCCTCACTGCTCTCTTCCTTTTTTTTCACTTCTCCCCACCTATAGATTGTATACATTATACAAAAACATATTATTAATTAAATTCATTTATTATGCAAACAGCAGTTTATTTTAGAAAGTTTAGTATCAACAAGAATACTAACAGTGCAACATTAATTGTATCTGATGTGCCAATGGTACAGTCAGAAACTACTATAGCCGGTTTAAAAGTGGCAAGTAGAAAGCAGACCAACATTAATTTTGGTGTGTTAAGCCTGATGGATCCAGAGACTGGACAGGTTATGAAAGCAGATCACCCTACAATAGGTCTATTACAGACCAAACTAAAGAGAGGTGATGAGATGCCTAACTTTAGATTGTCTGATAATCCAGTAATGAACCTATCAACAGGTGAAGAAACAGATTTAAAGTGGGTAGAAGCAGTTTAGTTTAGTAAACCAAGAGATAATGAGATTAGCCAGGGTGATAGCTGGTTAATCTTTTTATTTTGTACTCATGTGTGTGTTATACTTTCAATGGGACATCTTATTCCCACATAATACCACCTTTTACCACTACTATAACTTCTATAGCACATTAATATATTAATATAGCTAACACTACTACAAGAGTAGCTATTACACACAACAATACTACATGGGTAGTTTATGTCTCTCCTTCTATAGGATAAGAAGCATAGTACCCGCAATTTCAATAATCATTTAATACTAAATCTTATGAAACATATATTCCTAGGCTTATGCCTAACCTTAGCATTCACCTCTTGTCAGAAAGAGGAATTAGAAATTACTGAACCAGAACAAATACAGTGTACTAACATACTTATTCAATATGACTTTGAAGTAAAATTAGTAGACTACAATATAGCTTGGCCTTCTAACCAATGTTTACCATCATTACCTGTACCATCGGACTATAACTATGTATATATAGTTAGACCATCGTATATACCAGGAGCAAATGGGCAACCAGAGTATGTAGGAGATGATTTATATTATCTCTTTGATGATAGACTTATCAATGATGATCAGCAATACGTAGTAATAACAGTTCAATCATTAATAGCAAAATTATGAAAAAGAAATTCCTTTACCTTATGTTACTCCTATTCATAGGAGGACCAATCCTTCAGTCTTGTGGATCATCTCGTGGATGTAAAAACATGAGAAAATACCGTAAGAAAAGAACTAAAACTTCATATGCATATCAAAATGCATTAATCATTAATCAATTAAATACTAAACTATCATGAAAAACCTTATTAAATCATTCATCAAAGTCCTTTACGTAATCGTAATACCTATCATGTATGCTTGGTCTGCTTACTATGCAGTTACCACATATGACTTAGGAACCGCCTATATTATAACATTGTTACTTGTAGGCGTAGCAGTAGCATTAAACTCAGTTGTTTATATGTCTATACTTGCAAAGACTAAAATGTTACCNAAACTTCANGTAGAATTTATACCTATCATAGGTGTAGCATTTGGTGTAGATCCAAACAGTTCTCATAAAGAAATGAGCTGGTTACTATTATTACCGTTCATATCATTTGAATTTAGAGTAAAAAAGTGAACCACAGTTCATACAAACAGTACCAGTGTATAGTTATATATAATATATACTACTATAGATAGGCCTTGAGATGGTAATGGGCAGTGTGATAAACCTCACTGCTCCCTACCTTTCCTTCACACTAATCCTTTAATAAAAATTATAATGGCAAGCAATCAATTTAAAATCAATCAAGAAATACTTGAGAACATTCTGAAGAATGTATTACTCAGTAAGGGTGCACTCGTACCTGAAAACAATGATCATATATTTAATATAATCATGAGAGAGCTACCTGATCATGCTAAAGAGTATATATTACATCTTAGTTTGGCTCAGACTAAATACAAACCAGTTAAGCTAAGTGGCTATGTTATGGTAGAACCACCAAGTTATCACGCAGGTGATAAATTTGAATGGGATATACTAGAAGACATGGGTCTCGTAGGCTATAACAGTAAGAACAACCAGGAAAAATATGTCTATGGTAAAGTTACAGGTGATAGCTCATGGGGATCAGGACCATTTAATCCTTTCTATAGTAACATTAAGGTGGAATTACTCTATCATGATAAAGAAAAGAAGATGGAACTATATGATCATAGCGTAAGTCCATTAGAACTGATCAATGTAAGTATATCAAAGATTAAATATTTTGATATATTAGCAACAGATTCAGAACCTATACATCATACAGCAATAGAAGAAACCAAAATAGAAGATAATGGCAAAGATATCAATGGAGCTCCTACAGACTGAGCAAAGATCATGGAAGTTTATGGACAATGCTCTTAAAGATGCAAATGGCAAAAGTATACACTTTGGGAAGTATATGAATGATAAGTATAAGATGAATGATGATGATTTAGGTAATGAACCTAATGAATCAATGGCCATGCTTATACTTCTAAAGAGCCATGTCCAAGAAATCAAGTGATAGATTTGGTATTGTTAAGTATAAAGTCTTATCAGACCCAAGTTTATCTATACAATCAAAGGGGTTATATAGTCTCATAGCTTGCTATGCAGATAAAAACCGTGAGGCATATCCGTCTGCCTCTACTTTAGCTGACTCAATGGATGTATCCCAAAGGTATGTCTTTAAACTCTTAAAAGAGCTGAGAGAGCACAATTACATAAAAAGAATAAAAGGCAAATTAGTTATTACATAGGTGATAGCTATATATATGCATTTTATTTTTGAACTTAGACATTAATTTCTTATAATTAGTGAGCCAGGGTAAGTAATATTTTTATCTTTGTTAAAGATATGATAGTACAACTGCCCAATGGACGTATAATTGAATGCTCAGTAGAGCAATATTTATCTCTTACAGATCAAGAGGTACAAGATCTCAATGGATTAAGTTCAGCATACACAAAAGAAGTGGTCAATCCGTTTTACAATAGATTCTCAGGAAAACCAGAACCTACCATAGAAGATGAACCAGAGTTCATACAAGAATATGAGAAGGCACTGGATGAAATAGAAGCTTATGAAAAGCTAGATGACCCATATTTTCATTCAGATGACACATAAGTCATCAACAAATCATTTATTAATTTATTAAATTTAAAACAATGCAAAAGCAAGTACAAATCTTAGCTGATGACATGGGCAATGTTATCCGTCAATCAAACAACAATTCAGAGTATGGTTACATTAGACTACAACAATCAAGAGTTTCTTTTGGAACAGGTGGTTGGGTCAAAAAATCTAACCTATCAACACTATTACATGGTAAAGTAGAGGATTTACAAACTTTAGGGTTTAAAGCAAATGAAACTTTAGCAGGTAAGATTGTTGTTAAAGAACAATTAGATCCATTTAATAGTAATGATCCAGACAGAGACTATAAATATGCAGGTGATACAGGTATTGTATGCTGTGTAGATGGTCAACCTATTTATAGGAAAACATTCTTTACGCCAGATACTACGGCACAGGATGTAATGTTAGCTCATACTAATGGACAAGACATTAAAGAGGCTAATGGATCAGTATCAAGTACTAAAACTAACAGTGTAAGCGTATCAGCTGCATCTGTAGAAGAAGCATTTGATATTAAGACTGATGTTGAAGAAACAGAAGTAGTAGAAGAAGAAGTAGTTAGTGAAGTAGAAGATGAACTTGTAGAAGAAGAGGCAGAGACCTTTGAACTATAAGATTAAATTACCATTGTAAAGGGCCTGTATAGAGATTTTAGTTAATTTCTGTGCAGGCCTAATACATTTATCATTTTACTAAACTATAACTACTAAACTATTATGCTATCTCAAAAACAAATAACAACACTCAGACAACAACAACAGCAAGAATTACTCTCAAAGAGAGAAGAACGCTATCAATACTACGGGATACTAGCAGAGTATCAGTTACATCCTGAATCAATAGTAAACTCTTTAAGTTACACTAAACTAAATCCGTATCAACATTTTTTGTTTAAACGTGTATTACATGGGCTCAAGGTTTATAAACCTGAAGAAGTTACCAAGTTACACTGGGACAAGAAACGTAGAATAACAAAGGTTTGGAAAAGAAGCCAAAGAGAGATCAATACTTGGAAACAAACTATTTGTAATAAGCGTGTAAATGCTTATCTTAGCAGAACATTCAAGTCCTCACCATTAGCTCAGTATATAGCAAATATACCTGCTGATGAGACTTTAGATGATTATACTAATACTATGAGTTTCAAGGAATTAGGAATAACTTATGAAGATGTAATACTTAAATTTATGTCTTTAGGTTTGTTACCTAAAAATTATTTAGAACTTAAAAATGAGCATCAAAAAAGTATCTAACAAAATGTCTAAATTGAATGCTGCCTATAGCAAGTTGCGTAGGCAGTATTTAACAGACAAACCAGTATGTCATGCAAAGATCCATAAGTGTTCTGTGCAAGCTACTGATGTACACCATAAACATGGTCGTGGTATTTATCACTTAGATGTATCTACATGGTTACCAGTTTGCAGAAACTGTCACATGTGGATAGAAGAACACCCAGAAGAATCTTATGAATTAGGATTTTCAGGCTCTAGAACATAACTTTATGGTCCTATAGCTCAACTGGATAGAGCAACAGCCTTCTAAGCTGTAGGTTCTAGGTTCAAATCCTAGTGGGATCACCAGGCCGGATGATGGAATTGGTAGACATGACAGACTTAAAATCTGTTGAACTGGATAGTTCGTGTGGGTTCAAGTCCCACTCCGGCTACCAGGACTCTTAGCTCAGTTGGTTAGAGCAAATCACTCATAATGATTAGGTCATAGGTTCAAGTCCTATAGGGTCCACCTTTAAAAACAATTTTATGAAACAAAATAACAAAGATAGGTTACTTAAGATAGTGGCTTGGACAATAATTTTATCAATAACAATAATATTATGGCAAACAATACTCCTGAAACTATTTCCAATAGAGATATAGTTCAGTCAGATGCATTAGCATCAGCATTAAAACATAAAAGATGTGGATTAGGTATATCTATGGGCGTAGGTAAAACTAGAATAGCAATACAACACCTCCAGAAAAACTTTAATCCTTTTATAGAAGCATTGGTTGTTATACCAAAACACTCAGTAGGTCAATCTTGGATAGATGAGCTAGCAAAAATGGGTTTAGAGAAATTAGTAAAGCATATAACTTTTACAACTTATTTATCACTAAATAAGAAAGACCCTAATGATTATGATATAGTCTATTTAGATGAATGTCATTCATTGTTGCCTAACCATGAAATATTCTTAGCAATGTTTACTGGTAAGATATTAGGATTAACAGGTACACCACCAAGAGACAAAGGATCAGCTAAGGGTCAATTAGTACAAAAGTATTGTCCCATTAAATATCAATTTGATGTAGATAGTGCAACAGATTCTAATATACTTAATGATTATGTAATAATTATTCATGAGTTAGAGCTATCTAAACTACCAACTCTTAAAAAGAAAAATAAGAACACAGGTGGAACATGGTATACTAATGAAGCTAAAGACTATCAATACTTTAATGGTAGAATAGCTGATGCTCAATCAGCAAAACAAATCCAAATGGCAAGAATCATGAGGATGAGAGCACTTATGGAGTATGATACTAAAGAATCATATGTTAAGTCTTTGCTTAGAAATATACCAGATAAGTGTATTATATTTGCAAATACTCAACAGCAAGCAGACCGTATGTGTAAGCATAGTTACCATTCAAAAAATACAAAATCAGAAGAGAACCTAGAATTGTTCTCTGATGGTAGGATAGATAAATTATCCTGTGTGTTGCAGTTATCAGAAGGTGTTAGTATACCTAACTTAAAACAAGGTATTATAATGCATGCTTATGGTAATGAAAAAAAGACAGCACAAAGAATAGGTAGATTACTTAGACTTAATCCTAATGATACAGCAGTGTGCCATATACTTATGTATAAAGGGACTCAAGATGTAACATGGGTACAGTCAGCCCTCAAAGAGTTTGACCCAAAGAAAATAACAACGTATAATCCTTTAAATAGATAAATCAATGGAAATCATCATTTTAGTAGTAGCCGTAGTAGCATCATTTGTTACTGGAAAAAGTGTAGGCAGAGCACAATTAAAAAAGAATATTAACAAGTTAACTGTTAGAGATATGCTAGTGCATAAAAGACAGGATCTTAAAAATTTATAGTCATGGGAAGAATGAAAGAGCTCTTTATTGAGCAACAAAATGAAATGGAAGCAGACAATACTTTTTATAAAGGTGTACATGACTCAATGATTCATGGTCTAGCTAGAAAAGCAATAGAAGAATATATAGAAGAAGGTGATACACCTTGTCCAAATTGTAATATGCCATCATTATTACGTAATGAAGGTAATGCTAAGTGCACTGAATGTGCACAAGAGTTTGTTTATGTTGGATCAGCATTAAGATTTTTATAATATGGAATATTCAAATACAATAGATGGTCTAGATATAGAAATAGATTACCTGTATGATCCGGGAGAACCAATGGTTTGGACAGAACCAAATGGAGATCCTGGTACACCAGGTTGTGGACCAAGTATAGAAATACTAGCAGTATATACAATACTAAAAGATAAAAATAATAATGAAGTTACAGTTGACATATTACCAATATGGGACTATGACTTAGATACTCTTGAAGAGGAAATACTAGAAAGTTATGAATAAAGAAAAGAAAATAAGACAGTACAGAAGTAATCAAGGAAGATCACCTGAAAAAATGGAAAAGATTTATAAAGGTTGCTTTTGGGTAACAGTTGTAGGTTTGGTTTCTTTAGTTGCTGCAGGTATATATAATATGATATGAAAGATCAGTTATTTGTACAAGCCACAATAAAGGAAGGTAAATTACACTTCCCTATAAAAGCCTTTGAAACTAAGTATAATAAGTTTCTTAAAGATATGCCTGAAGGTGCACGTATAGAATTATTTATAGGTGTGCAGGATGGTAAAGGCAGTAACCCACAGTTAGCAAGGGTACATGCAATGATAAGAGAAATAGCAAATGAAATAGGCTATACATTTGAAGAAGCAAAACTACAAGTTAAGCGTAAGGCTGGCCTATGTTTTGTTAAGAATAATGTAGAGCACTGTAAATCCTTTGGTAAGTGTGATAAAGAAGAACTCAATTTAGCTATACAAGCTTGTATTGAAATAGGAGACTTTAGTGGTATGCAATTAAGATGATTGAAGCTTTTCACTAATAATCTGAAGCATCTTTATAGGGTCCTTAGTTTGTTCTTTGGCATCATTAGCAATTTTATCAAACTTTACTTTATCAACTTCAACTTCAGAAACTTTAGCAAGACCTTGCTCATGAGCAAAATTTTTGAATAAGTTAATTAATGCATACAAAGTATATAGTTCACTCTCAGTTGTAGTAAACGTTCTTTTAGATTTTTTATGCTTTTCTGGATCTTGAACACTTAAGTTGAATGATTTTATTAATTCACCAAATTGATCTACATCTTCATAAAACTCAGTGATATATCTAAAATAGATTTGTTGCAAGCCAGAAATAAATGCTGGATTAATATCAGCATTAAAAGTTTTAGTTGTGTCATATTCAATGACAGTTTTTTTCTCAGACATAATAAATAGATTTTAATCAAAGATACAAATAATATAGCAATAATGAAACAAAAACCAATTAACGTTGACATAAATGAATTAAGAGAGCAAGCAAATGACACTCTACATGATTCAGGGTGGGCTCCAATGCTTACACCTTTTATAAATGGATTAGACTTTGACCTTATAGTTGAAAAGCTTGTAAGCTTAGTAAATGCAGAAAGAAGATTTACACCAAGATTTAAAGACATATTTAATGGCTTTAAAGAATGCAAGTATGATGATCTTAGATGTATTATAGTAGGTCAAGACCCATACCCTCAATTAGGTGTGGCTGACGGTATAGCATTTAGCTGTAGCAAAAAAGGTAAAGCTGAAAAATCTTTACAATATATACTTAAGGCGCTTGGAGATGAAGATGGAGATGTGGATTTAAAACGTTGGTCTAACCAGGGTGTGCTATTAATTAATACAGCATTTACTTGTGAAGTTAACTCAATAGGATCACATTATGATTTATGGAAACCATTTTCAAGATATATATTTGAAAATATAAATAGACATAAAAAGAACATACCTGTTATACTTATGGGTAAGAAAGCTGAGTCATGGGAAATACACTTGAATAATCAAAAAATATTTAAAGTTACACACCCTGCATCTGCCGCTTATAGAGGTGGAGAATGGGACTGTAAGAATGTGTTTGCATTAGTAAATGCTGAATTAGATAAACAAGAAAAAACTTGGATAGAATGGTAGATTTTATTATCTTTGATAACCTTAAATTATAATTTAAATGGCTAATAATCAAGAACTTAGACAAGAAGAAGACATTTCTAATTTTAAGAAAGAATTTCTTAAATTATATGGTGTAAAACTATATATTTACAGCCCAACAGAGAAAGAGCAAAGAAAACCTATCTCTATATTTCATGACGCTGCACTTGATGCTTTACATGAATCAATGCCTGGATTTAGAAATATTAAATCTTTACAGAATAAAACTAGATTTAGAGATTATTTAGTATATGTACAGGTAATGTCATACTTAGCACATAAAGAAGGGCATAGTAAAACAAGTATAGGAAAATTTTTAAATAGAAATCATGCAACAGTAATTAACTCATGTAAGATGATAGAAAATGGTTTTTTCAGCAAAGACAAAACCGTTATGCATGCATACAATAACACTTTAAAAAAACTAGAAGAATATGTGGGAACTATTTCAGAAAATGATGAAAGAGAAAATGACACCAAACCAGTGCCTGATCCTATTTGGGATAAAGCAAGGCGTTTCATTGCCTAACACATCAGCTGAAGACAAAGATTACTTATTAAAAATGAACATGCTTGTAAAAGAGGATGGTCTTTATAAAATGACACCAGATGCTAAAGCATTTTGTGTAAAGCTTGATAATTATTTTATTAAAGCTAAGAAAAAAACAGATATACAACTCATGGGTAAGAATTTTAATGATATGATTCATACTTATAGAGAAATATTTCCTGCTAAGAAACTACCAAGTGGTAATCCTGCAAGAAATAATGTTAAAGCATTAGGAGAAAACTTCAGATGGTTCTTTGAAACTTATGACCATACATGGGATGACATTATAAAAGCAACCCGGATGTATGTAAATGAGTATAGAGATGCAGACTACTTGTATATGCAGACAAGTCAATACTTTATATCTAAACAAGATAAGCATAGAGTTAAACACTCTAGATTAGCTGACTATTGTGATATGATAGTTGACGGAGTAAGTACAGAGGATGAACACTTTAAAGAAAACGTAGTATGAAAAAAACATCAGAAGCATGGGTTGGTCAATATGCAGCTTTTAATGAAGCTCTTAAATATATGTACGCTAGGTCAACTGGTGAAGAGAAATCAATATATACACCCTGGCCTAAGTTTAATGATGCTGCTACTGATGGATTAGAGTGGAATACTTTGACAGTAATTGGTGGTAGGCCTGGATCAGGTAAAACATTAATTAAAGATCAAATTATAAGAGAATCATTTGCTCTTAACCCGCATGATAAGTTTAGGGTATTAGAATTTCAATTTGAGATGGTGGGTAGAACCTCAGCAATTAGAGAATTCAGTTCTATAACCGGTAAGACATATAAAGAATTATGTAGTGCAGGATCTGTACTTAGTAGTGAGGCATTAAACACATGTCATCAATATGCTAAGGAAAGAGTTAAAAATCCAGTGGACATTATAAGTACACCTATGACTGTTAACCAAATGCGTGAACAAATAGATGTATATATGAATTTACATAAAGGAGTAAATACAATAATAACTCTTGATCATACTATGTTAGTTAAAAGAGCACCATATCAAAATAATACATTAGATATGTTATTTGAACTGGGTGAATTTTTTACACAGTGTAAGAGAGATTATCCTTGTTTATTTATTGCTTTATCTCAACTTAACAGAAATATAGATAACCCTGACAGGGCTATAGATGGTAAGTATGGTAACTATATACTTGAGTCAGACATATTTGGTTCAGATGCAATGTTACAACATGCAGATATGCTGATTGGTATTAACCGGCCAGCTAAACAGAAGATTAGGTTCTATGGACCTGATAGATATATGATTGAAAATGACAGAACTTTGGTTTTACATTTCTTGAAAGCCAGAAATGGTGATGCAAGAATGAGTTTCTTTAAAGCAAAATTTGAACAAATGCAAATAGAAGAAATGCAAACACCAGCACAACAAGAACGCAGATGATAAATACTAAAAATTTAAATAATAGAAAAAGTATGGGACTAACACCACAACAAAGAAAAGATAAGGTAAAAGCCCTTAGAGAAGAGCATGAAGATTACTTTCAAACAGAAGGTATGATCAATGCTCTATATATACCAAAAATGGCTTACAGGCCTTCAGGAAAAGATGAACTACATGTATCATTCTTCCCTAGTGAGTTAGAAAAAACAGAAGATATATATACTGAATTTGTATCTATAGATTATGAAACAGAAGATCCTAAAAGAACTCTATACTTACATAAGTATAATCCGCATTGGAAAGAAGAGTATGAAATGATCACATCTAACTCAGGGTTTCAGAGACATATAATACCAGTAGGGGAATTAAAAGTAATTAATGATGTTACAAATAGAGGGAATTCAATTGTAGACTTTGCTAATCCTGATTTACCAAATCCAGATGCACTGCTCCCTTCCTCCACTACTCCCAACCTATCTGCTGTGGTTGAAAAATTAAATGATTTAAACCATACATTAAAAGAATTAATAACTATAATTAAAAACAAGTAAATGGCAAACAGCGTATTAGTAATTGCTGATTCAGGTACAGGAAAGTCTACCTCAATCAGAACATTAAAACCAGAAGAAACTTTCATTATAAACATTGCAAACAAACCTTTGCCTTTTAAAGGGTATAAAAGCAAGTACACTCAGATATCAAAGGATAACCCAAAAGGTAACCTAACTGCTGCTGCAAGTGCACCTGGTATTATTAAAGCAATGAATCATGTAAATGATAAAATGGGCCATATCAAAACTATTGTAGTTGATGATTGGCAATATATGAGTTCTTTTGAATATTTTGATAGAGCAAATGAGAAAGGTTATGATAAGTTTACTCAGATTGCAGCTAATTTAGCTATGGTAGCTAAGTTACCTAAAGATCTAAGAGATGACTTAACAATAATATTCTTAACTCACTCAGAAGATTCAACGGATATCAACGGGAACAGAAAAATTAAAGCAAAGACTATTGGCAAAATGATTGACAATACTTTAACTTTGGAAGGTCTATTCTCTATTGTGTTATTTGGAAAAGTAAATAAAAATGATGATGGTGAACTTACCTATGGTTTTGAAACTCAAAACTCAGGAGAGAACACATGTAAATCACCCATGGGTATGTTTGAGGATAAGTTTATCCCTAATGACCTACAGTTTGTAAAAGATTGTATTGAAGAATACAATCAATAATTATTAATTAATAAAAAAATAAATTATGTTAAGTACTAAAGACATGTCTGCCGGATCAGGTGGAACAAAACCAGTTATTGGAACAGGAAACCAAAAAGTAAAGATCAATTCAGTAACGTTTGATCAAACTCCATATGATGCAGAAGCATATAACATTACTCTACATGTAGAGGGTGAACCAGTAACAGGTGAATTTAATGGTTTTTTAAAAGATATGAATAATCCTAATGGACCACGTTTTGAGGGCCAGGTAGGTAGAGTAAGATTCTCTCCATATCCATTTAAAGATGCTACATTAAATAATGGTAATGAGATTAGCCGTGACACTGAAGTTTTGAAAGCTATGGTTTTCTTATCTGAAGTTGTTGGTAAAAGAGCTGAGCTTGATGCTATTGAAGCAAATACTATTGAAGACTTTATGGTCAAAGCTGGAAATGTATGTTCTGGAACAGGATATATTAACGCTTGTTTAGGTGCACGTGAGTGGGAAAACAAAGAAGGTTATGTAAATAATGACTTGTTTTTACCTAAAAGAAGTAGAGATGGTGTGCCATTAGAATCAATGGATACAGAATCCTCTAACTTATTGTCATTTGACAAGAATAATACAAATCATTTTAGACCATTTCTTAAGAAAGAAGTAGCTAACTCAGGTAATTTTGAGCCTGCTCCTTCAGTAGGAAGTGACTTTGATTTATAATATAAACCTAAAGAATGGGCTCAGTGTAAAGCTGGGCCCATATCTTTTTAATATCTTTGGTTTATGTTTAGTACTAAAAATTTAAAATTAGAAGAATCAGATATACCAAGTACATGGGTGTTTCAATATTATTTAGATTTACCTGAACAGCTTACAGGTCAAGACATTAAGATTAGATCAATATTTAATCCTAATGACAAGACACCAAGCTTTTGTATATATGTTGATAAAACTATTATGCAGTATAAGTTCAAAGACTTTTCAACAGGTAAAGGTGGAAATAAAGCTGACCTAGTTCAGTTATTATTTAACTTGGGTTATCCTCAAGCTACTAGAAGAATAATTCAAGACTATAATACATTTATACAAGCCGGGGGAACAACAGAGCAATCTTTTAAACCTCAAGCTAAATGGAAAATAGACTATATAAAATATAGATCTTGGAGTATTGAAGACAGAAAGTACTGGTTATCATTTAGGATAGGTAAAACTATGCTTGATGAGTATAACGTTAAGCCAATTGAATATTTCAATATGGCTAAAGATGACAATGGTTTGCATAAAAGCTTGCAAGTTGGTAGCAAATGGTGCTATGGATATTTTGATAAAAATAATGATGTATTTAAAATATATCAACCTAACAGTAAGAAACACAAGTTTCATAAAGTTAAAAATCATATCCAGGGTATTGATCAACTAAAGTATAAAAAACCGTATTTAGTTATATGTTCTTCACTTAAAGATGCAATGTGCTTAAAAAGTATAGGTTATAACATTGAAGTTATTGCACCAGACAGTGAGAATACTATGATTAAGCCACATGTAATGTTTAATCTTAAAAAGAGATTTAAAAAAGTAATAACTCTTTTTGATAATGATGATGCAGGTATAGCAGCTGTAAAAAGATATGCAGAAACATATAATGTTTATGGATTTGTACCAACTATATGTAAAGACATATCAGATGCTATGAAACTACATGGGCTTGAAAAAGTACATAAAATGCTAAAACCTTTATTAAAAGAAACTTTAAATAAATAAAATGGAATTACACCAAGTACCCAACAATAGTAGAATAAAAATAGTTACCAAAGATAAGGTACCGCCCGGAGCCCCTCCCGTTGAAGAAGGAGAAGAACTTAACTTTAGATCTATAGATGGAATGTATAGTTACTGTACCAGAGACAATGGTGAAGTAGTACATTTAGTTGCATGGACTGATGTAGAAATAATTGAAGATTATGCCAAATAAAAAATGGTGGATACCTGGTAATGTACCTTCTAGTAAGAATGGTAGACGTTGGACAGGTAAATACTTTATAGCAAGCAAAGCCGTAATGAATTACAGAAAAGCAACAAAAGATATTTATGCTAAATATACTGAAGAGTTTAAAAAAGAATTAAAAAACCATGAACTTCCAGTAAAAATATCATTTGAGTTTGTAAGAGGCAGCCGCCATAAGTTTGACTATTTAAACCCTGCACAAACAGTACAGGATGACATGGTTAAGTATGGTTGGATTGAAGATGATAATGCTGAATTTATAATTCCTGCATTTGAACAGTATACATATAATAAGGAAGAACCGGGCGTATGGATAGAATTAATAGAGAATGGAGAAAAAAAGAATAATAACAATTGATGAATTTTTTAGATTTAAAGAGATGTTTCAGGGTTTACCTGATGATCAAGCTATAGCATGTGAACTATATAATAATGCAGATTTTGCAGATAAAGAATTAGTTGATAAGCTTATGGCCAAAGCACTAGTGTTTAAGGACCGTGTAGATTTTTGCATAGCTGTAAAATATACATTTAAAATAGGTTCATTCAATAGTAATAGGATTTATACATTCATCAAAGCAAGTAAAGTAGATAAAATATATATGGACATTCTTAGAAAAATAAAAGAGCATGATTAACATACAAGACCAAGTTGCACGGACAACTAAAAGTTTAATATTTGCAGAGCCCTTTTACGGGCTCTTTTTAATTGGTATCAATAAGAAGTTTACTGATCAAATTCCTACAGCAGGAGTTAGTAAGCACGGTATTGGTATGCAATTGACTATAAACCC